TTAAACAAAAGGGCGGAAGCATTAAAACATGCTACTTCTTCATCTGCTTTAAATCTTATTATTCAGGAAGAGCCGTTAAAGCCGAGTGAATCCTTTGCGTTGGTAAATATAAATAATTTTCCTGTGGTAGAACTGCAAAACAGATTAAATAAAGTGAGGGCGGAAAAATTACAGTTTAAAAAAGGGCAGCCTGTATATCTCATGCGTGAGAACGGAAAGGTGAGGGTTGAGGTGGACTTAAATAAGACACTGGAACCTATTATCAATTATCAACCCAAGACAAACGATTTAAGAGGGGCAGTGATAATTTATGAATATCCTGTTCAGAATGCCCCGAGAGGTCTTTACAAGATAGGATATGACCCCTATCGTCAGGATTTATCGTGCGGAGTGTCGTTGGGAGCTATTCTCGTATACAAAGGAGTGTACAGCTCCACATCGTTGAGCGATATTTTAGTGGCAGAATATACGGGAAGACCGAATGAAGCCGATGATGTGAATAGAATAGCGTCCATGCTGGCAGACCTGTATAATACTGAGGTTATGCACGAAAATGAGGTTACACATGTGAAAAATTATTTCAGGCGTATACGCAGACTTGACCAGCTGGCATTTCAGCCCGACAGGGTTATCTCTGCCAACATCAAACATTCTACCGTTGCCAGAGTGTACGGCTGTCATTTAAACGATAAATTAAAAGACGGCGGAGAGAAATATGCTAAAGATTGGCTGTTGCAGGTGCGGGATTATGATGAACATGATACCCCGATTACAACCATAGACACCATTAACTCAGAACGTTTATTAGAGGAGTTGATTTTATATAACAGGAGGGGGAATTTTGACCAAGTGTGTGCATTATTCCAAATCATGTTTCAGATACAAGAAGAAGAATTACATAAAGATTATGCTTTGGAAAACGGACAGCATGATATGAACGAAATAAGGAAAGCCATTACCAATACTAATATGATATTTTATTAAGATGAAAAAAGAAGATACCCTGTATGATTATTACGTGCGGCTAACCCGCAGTCAAAAAGAGAGTAATGACTTTGAATGGTATAAGAAGACCATTGATATGTTGAATAAGTATTTTTGCGGTGAAACCTTTCCCTCTCAATTTATCCATGCCAACGGCAGTCTGTCTCGTTCGGAGCGTTTTATAGCAAACTATAATTTATTTAACGGCATATTGCCTGAAAATGAATTTAGAGCCTTTGCAGGTATGGTGCCTAAACGTTTATTTGATGCACCCTCAGAGGACATGCCTGCCGATTTCCAGCATTACGATATTGTATATAAATCTATCAACACTTTAATAGGTATTGTCATGAAGATGCCTTTTAAGTGGAAGGTATATGCTGTCAATGAAGAAGCTACATCGAGGAAAGAAACGAAGAAGTTTTCATTGATAAAAGATTTCACTATCAATACTATTATGCAGCCTATTATCCTTGATATTCAACAGAAGGCATTACAGCAGCAGCAGGGACAGTCCTTAACAGCCGAACAGCAGCAGCAGTTGCAGCAGGAAGTACAAAAGCAGGTTCAGGCTTCTACTCCCGAAGAGGTACAGCGTTATATGGAGCGTAAGCACCAAGACCCCGCAGAAGCACAAGCACATCAACTCTTATCCTATTTAATTCAACAGAATGATTTAGAAAATAAATTTAATGACGGTTGTGCGGAGCTGGCAAAGACAGGGTGCGAGATATATAAATTGGAATGCTTGAATGAAGAACCGCAAATGTCTGCTGTTGATATATTACATTTCTCTTGTTTCGGCAACGAAGATACTATTTTTGTGGAGGATAAAGAGGCGGTATCATACGAGCAGTATATGAACATGTCAGAGTTACAGAATTTATTTGGTAATGAGCTTACAGATAGTGATTTAGAAAATATAAGCAAGGGATATTATGATTATGGAGACAGATTTATTTCTACACCTTTCAATCAGGATACGTATGTGAACGGGGGTGTACGTGTGCTGCATGCTGTATGGAAAGCTCCTAAATTGATTAAATTCCTGACATATATAGATGAACAGGGAGAAACTCAGGAGATGATTGTCAGCGAGGACTATAAGTTGAATAAGCAGGCGGGAGACATCTCTATTGAAGAAAAATGGAAAGTATTTGTATATGAAGGATATAAGATAGGTTCGGATACATATAAGCGTATGCGTGAGATACCGGGTCAGGGTATTGATAGAGATAATAAACTGCCGTACGTAGGAGTTATCACACCCGTATCTATGATAGACAGAATAAAAATCTATCAGTATATGTATGATTGTATTCTTAATAAAATTTTGAAACTGATAAGTTCGGATATAGGCAAATTGTTGTTTTTCACAAAAAAGATTGTAGGTGATAAAGAAACAACTACTGAGGAATGGTTTAAGTTATTGATGAAATATAAGATGCAGGTTATAGATACAGATGATGATAAGTCTGCTAACGGCATCACACAGGATATTGTGGAGAAGGATATGTCATTGCAATCGGAGATAGCCAATTATATGCAGATTGCGGAGTTTATTGAGCGTAAGGCGGGAGAGACCATAGGACTTACCGTACAAATACAAAGTCAAGCCGCTCCGAGCGACGGACAGCAGGATAATAACAATGCCAATATATTAGAACCTTTTGTGAACCTTCATAATAAAGTACGTCAGAACGCATTGGAATCATTGATAGATTACAGCAGGGTAGTATACAGCCAATATCCGAAGCAGAAACTTTCGTATGTATTAGATGACATGAGTTTATCTATGCTTTCGTTAGATGTTAATCTGTTGGCGGAATCGGATATGGGTATTTTTGTTTCCAACAGCAACAAGATATTCAATAACATGAGTATGGTACAGCAGTTGGCATTGGCATCGGCACAGAACAAACAGCTCACCATTGCTGACGGTATTGCTATTTTACGCAGTGAATCCATTCAAGAAGCCGAAGAGATGCTTAGGGCGGCAGAAACACGCAATAAGCAGTATCAATCGGAATTAGAGGAAGCACAGCGGCAGCATGAATTAGAAATCATCAGCCGTAACCGTGAGGCAAAACGAGAGGAGATAGACCTTGACTTACAGGCAGATTTGCAAAAAATAGACAGGAAAGGAGAATGGGACGTGAAGAAACAAGCTGTCATGTCTTTGGGTTTTGCTTCTGATGCAGATATAAACAGTAACAGGCAGCCTGATATATTAGAGATTGCCGAAGCAGCTATCAAGCAGCAGGAGCTTGCATTAAAAACCCGCAAGCAGGAGTTGTCGGAGAAGAAGTTTATAGAAGATGATAAAAACGAAAAGGAAAAATTATCTATTGAGAAAGAAAAAGCGGCTGTATTGAAGAAAAAAATCATTACAAACACCGTATAGAAATATTGCGGGTGTAGAAAATTGCGTTAAAATGCCGTTATAACCTTGTCATATCTTTAATATGAATATTTAAAAAACAAATATTGTAAGTTAAAACGCCATTATAGTGAAATTTTAGTCAAAACATTAAAAAAAATATTAACGAAATATAAATTTATATAATTTTGTATTATGAAACCAGACGAAACAAAACAATTCAGTAACGAAACCAATCCAATGCCTGCCAATCCTATGGTAAATTTTTCTTTCGAGGATGGGGCAATGTTTGATAATTACAGTAATGAACAGGCTTTGAGTGAAGAGCCTAAACCGACACCTAAACCTCCAAAGGAAGACCCTGTGGAGCCGGAAGAGGAAAATCCGAAAGAAAATGAGGAAACACCTAATGAAGAAGACCCGACAGAAGGATATGAGGTAGACTGGCAAACCACCTATGCTGCCTTTAAAAATGACGGTTTATTCCAGCATGTAGAGATAGAGGAAGGAGCGGAACTCAATGGAGAGAGTTTTTTGGAGTTACAGAAGAAAGAATATGAAGCGGCTGTAACAGAACAGTTAAACAGGTTTGCTTCAGAATTAGATGATACGGCTAAACGTTTTATTGCTTTTAAGCAGAACGGCGGAAGGTCAAATGATTTTATACAGTCGCTGCAAGAGCATCGTTTTGCCGATGCAGACATAGAGAAAGAAGAGGTGCAGAGAGCTATTATAAAAGAGGACTACCGTCAGAAAGGACTTACAGATGCGGAGCAGGACGAATATCTTAACGCTCTGGCAGAGGGAGGGAAAATAGACCATTTGGCACGTAAGCTGTTTGCTGCTGCTGAAGAAACCCGCAAAGCCAAAGAGGAGCAGATGATAGAAAACGCTAAAAAGCAGAAGCAGGCAACGGAGCAATCCGCTAAACAGGCTATGACTAATGTGTTGAAATCTATGCAGGAAGAAAAAGATTTCTACGGCTTTAAGCTGACAGATGCGGATAAGAGGGATATTTATAATATGTTGTTTACCGTAGATGCAGACGGCATGACAGGGTTTCAGAAAAAACTCAATGAAGCAGCCTCTACACCTAAACAGATTATAACATTGGCAAAGTTGCTGCATTCTAATATGGATTTTTCACATATAGAAAGAGCAGCTCAAACCAAAGCAACGAAAGAAGCAAAAGAAAATTTAGATAAAAGACCTGTCTATTTAAAGAGAGGAAAAGACACCTCACAGGAAGAATGTAAACAAAAAATCAGAAATGATTAATAAAAACTAAAACTAAAACTAAAACAAAAAAAAAATAAGAACACACTACTTAAATGAATTGCTACAAGTGCGAGAGCAATGGATACGGCCATGACAACATCG